TCCTTCATCTGGATAAACAGTCAATGTATCAAACCCCAAGTTTAATTGTGGTATTGGACTTGTGATAATATCCCAGGCGTGGAATGTAATCCAAATAGGATAAAAAACGTGTTGTAGGCGTAATGCGTATTCATTGCGATTAAAAAGATGTAGTCTTTTTGTTGGAAGTAATTTCTCCCTGCATTCTTTTTTAATCAATTTATTATGAAGTTTTTTTGTGCAATCATAGGCAACCCATTGTCCGTTAACCTTGACACACTTAGTCCACATCAACTTCATATCTTCAACGACAGCATTCGGCCAAACTTCTAAAAGATTATTTATGTTAAAATAATGTCCATATTTCTTAAAACAGAAAATCCACTCTCCAATAAAAGGGATTTTAGCCAATCTGACTATCCATTTATTGTATTTTGCAAACCATTCTTCTGAAAATACTTTTATCATAATATATTTTATCTAACTCTTCTGTCGATATTATCCTGTTAATGTCGAACTTTTCGATTCCCTGATAATCAAATAACTTGACCCGATTTACAGTTTCTTTTTCAGATTCATTTTCGGGGACAACCATTGACTCTATTTTGCCGGTATTTTTGTTGTAAATTATTGCAAACTCCATACTATTTTTTTTTGATAATTTCATCTATGTCCGAAATTGCCCCATCAAGCAGGGCCCTAAAGTCAATCATATCCTTTTTAATGTCAACTCTAAGCGTAAATGCCAAATTAACGTTGTTTTTCGAATAGCTGAATGTTTTTCTTTCTTCAATCTGCTTTTTTATGATGTCCTTGAAAATGCTCATGTTTTTATATATTAAAATTGGTTAATTGCGTTTCCCTGTTTCCAAAAACAATGCGGTCGTCCGGCATGATATAGCAACAAACCTCTTTCTTTTCTTCGTATCTGCCCCAGCCGGTCTTCTCCGTCCAGCCGAAACAATAAACCTTGGCCCTTGTTTCATTCGGCGTTCCTGCGCCAAAAACAAAGTTCCTGTAAAAATGGAATATCTGTTTGCCGCGCACGTCCATGTCTATTCTCTTTTGAGGGTCATCTAACTTGTACATTACAAAAACATCAACGTCTTCTTGCCTTATTTCTTGAAACTGATGGAATACTCCATCATCCCCAAATTGCTTCATTTCGGTTCCGTCATTATATATAACACCCCATGCCCATCGTTCGAGCATTACTTCTTCCACGACAAATCCGCACGTTGAATTGCTGTCCGGTCTTTTGAATATGTATTTATTAATCATAATTTTTAAGCAAAACGCCTTGCTGTTAGGCAGGCGCTTTTTCGGCATTGTATTGCCTAACCAACAAGCATTGTATTGCTTTTAGATTGTTTATTTATTTGCTTTGGCTGCGGCCTGGGCTTTTTCAGCGCCTCTTTTCAAAGCGGCTTCCGATACAGCCTTAAATTCATATCCCTGGTGCTCAATCTGCGTCGGCTTAAATCCTGTCTTTTTGCACTTGTGGTTCATGTATTCTTTTTCTGTCTTGAATTTCTGGTCGCATCTTCCGCAAACGTGTATTTGTGCCATGTTATTAAAGTTATTATTAAGCTGTTTCGTCGTACTGATAATTAAGCGTACTTGTGCTGCCCGCCGTATCCCCGGCATCTGTCTGGATCTGGTGTACCAAATAATCGGACGACCCGACATCTGTCAATGCCCCGGCCAGATTTCCTCCAATTCCAAGATTCGCCGATCCTGGTTCGCTGCTTGGCATTGTCTGTGTCGCTATGGTTGAGTCAGTCTTAATCGGCTGGGCATAGGTTTCGGCTCCGCCATAATCAGATGTCCTGGCGTTGGTTAAATGAACTGCGCTGCCTCCCAGGGCCCCGGTTCTCCATACTTTAAGATTATCTATCTTGCTCGATCCTCCCATGGCCGTTACGTGGATTTTCTGCCATTTTTCGTAAGTGTTGTTACCCGGAGTAACCGGATATGCTACCGGATCCAATGCTGCGGCATCGGTATCCCCCATATCGGTATCGGTAATGTCATGCGTAAGCGTTTCACCTGCGCCGTTGGCTTCATCTATTTCTACTGTTGCTGCCATTGTTTTGTCTTTTAGTTTTTAATATGGCTGGCTTTCCCCGCTTCGACTTGAGCGGAGTATATTTGTCAACCATTTTGTTTTTTGCTTTGAACATTTTTTTTGAGGATAGCGGCCGGGTCATTCCCGGCCGCGTCCCCAATCATTAAGATTCTGACGATCCTGATTCTACTTCGTTTTTCAAAACAGTAATGCCTGTCGGCAATGCGCACACATATCCGACCCTCTCGACTATTCTCATGGCCATCATATCCTGTTCTCCAAGATTGATTTCCGTCTGGTCGTCAGTGTCGGTAATGGTGGCTTCTTCAAGCATTTTCACCCTGATTCTCTGCTTGTCTCCGAGAATGCACGATTTCTTCAGGTTTCCGAAGATTATCCACGGATCTCCTTCTTCCACTGAATCGGGAGTGGGCAATACGTCAGTCAGCTCATAGGGCTTGCCCCATAATCTTCCCGGCGCTTCATCTGTCGGGTTCTGAAGAATGTATCTTCCGTTCTTATCCTTGAGTTGCTGTAGCAGTATTTCCGTTTCGGGGTTGAAGTAGTATTTGCATCCGGGTAAGGCCGAAGTCGGGACTCCTTTCTTCATGTTAAGCAAATCGTCAGCCGTAACATTGGCCGTTCCCGCCGTAATCTGATAGCAAACATTCACCAATCCGTTGTTCAAAACTCCTGTCCAGGGCGCCCCGGTACCAGCCAAGAATTGCGCATCTTCCTCGACTCCGATTGCTTCGGCGAACAATTCACCGATAAGCGATGTCAAAGGAATAGCGGTATCCTCCAATATTTCCTCAGTCAATGGGCAAATCGCAGCCAGTTTTTTCAGGGTCTGTGTTACCAGGCTGAATTTGGGCTGGCTTGATTTCTTTTTGGCTCCTTCTCCTGTCCAGAATAGCTTTACCGAAGCTGCAAGTGCCGGAATGGTCCTGGTGTTTCCCGGGCTGGAAAATGGCAGATACCTCATATCCCTTCTACATATTCCATATGTAGGCAGGAACCTCAATACCTCAGCCAGCAACTCTGTCGGAATGGTTATGCCGGCATTGGCGTCATTGGGAGATACTCCGTCGGTAGTAGTGCTGATTGCCTTGGCCCTGGCATAATCCTTGTTAATCAAAGCCTGCATGAATTCCCTGGTCTTTTTGTCGGCTGCTTTGGATTTGGAGATTTTCTTTTCGTCTTCCGTCATCGTTTCGTTCTCAAAGATTTTCTTTCGGCTTTCGGCTACTCCGGCAAAGAATTTCGATACCAGCCTTTCTGAAATCTTGTCGAATTTCTTTTCCATTCTGGCATCGATGTTCTTGTCAAGAAGCTTTACCAACGACTTTTTGTCGATTCCGTCCTCGTCCTCGTCCTCGTCGCCTTCTTCGCCTTCGCCTTCGCCTTCTTCTTCGTCGCCTTCTTCGTCTTCATCTTCGTCCTCTTTTTCGTCAAAAACTTCGGCGAATTTCTTTTTGGCCTTGTCGGACAAGTCTTCCTCGTGTTTCTTCAAAAACTCCTTTTCTTTTTCCGTAAGGTCTTCGACCTTCTTTTTTAACAATTCATTGATACTCATTTTTTTATATGCTCTTTAATTTTATCTCTTACTTTCAACAGCGATCTTATCGCCTGATTGATATCCTTAACCGATATCTTTTTCACGACCTTTCTTCGTTTAGAGGTTTTCAGGACATCGGTTAACGTCCTTTTCGCCCCTTTGACTTTTTCAATATCTTTTTGCGACAAGCTTTCGATGGCTTGGATTATTTCTTCATCAGTATATGATTTAAGCTCTGGAACTTCTTTGTCGAATTGCTTGTAATGCTTGGCCAGATGATTGTAGACCGCTTGCTTGTCTTTTTCCGGTATGTCTACCCCTCCCCTGGCCCCGAGCAATGCCGCCATGGCGGCGGCCACTCCTTTCCATACGGCTTTCATTCCATCGGCTTTGTGGTGAGGCAACTTATAGCTTGATTTGACTTCCGGTTCTTCGGCATTATACCAAGTGCAAATGCTTTTCAGCTTCTCCATGTCGTCTCCGCACTTTACTATCTCCCCCGGGCCGTCCCATGATTCGTCTTCGGGCGCCGTCCCGTGATCTGCATATGGAACTGCCGCTTTTTTCTTTTCCCCGCACCTCTTTCCGCAGATGCTGTATGCTATGGCTTCGGCCTGGGACTGCTCGTATCCCTCGTCAACCAGTTCGGGTATCTTCCTGGATACGCAATCCTGTTCGCTTTCTCCTTCCAATCTGCAAGCAGCGCTTTTATCAGCCATTATTTTTTCCCTGATTTTTGCTTGGTATTTCTGATATCTTTCCAGCGGAGAAACATCTATTCCTTTCGATTTGGCAAGAGCCATTTTAACCGCCCCCACATTTACCGCTGAAATTTCGTAAAGTATTGTCTTCTCCAAAATCGCTCTGTCGTTTTCCTGGTCATACCTTTCGCTGAATACGTCGAAAGACATGGAAAAGGCCCGCATGTATTTGTTTTTGTATAGCTGATATAGCACGGCCGCGAAATCATATTCCTTGGCAGCGAATTGCACCGCCCCCTCCCAGTTTCCGTCCTCATTGAGATAAAGCTCTGTTACTTTTCCGACTGCCGGTTGCCAGTGGTCGTGCGCGAACAGCATAACCGGATTAAGCATGAACTCGGATATGTCCAGTCCTGCCTGGACCAAAACTTCTCCCTGCCTGTCCTCGTCTCCGGTGGAAAAAACTCCCCTAATAATATAGTTCTCATCGTCTCCCTGTCTCGGGTCCAGCGATTTCATGTATAGTGGCCTGTATTGCCTCTCTGTTTTTAATTGTTTTTCCATGTTCCTGATTTTATGATAACATAATTTTAATTTGTCAACAACATCAGTCCTCAATAAATGCTCCACCGAGAACGCAACGGCAATTCGGTTCGCCGGGATATGGCATTCCGTTGCTGAAATTTTCGTCATTCTTAACTATTTCTCCGTCCATGGCCGCATGCTCTGGCCTGACCCGTTCGTCTCCCATGGTGATCCACTCCTTGGCGTTGACTACTTCCGACTGCCTGAAGCTTTCAAGTATACCTTCGTTGTTAGCGGCGGTTGCTTCCGTCCTGGCTATCATGGCGCTTCTATATTCCGGGAATTCGCCATAGACACCATTGACCCTATCTGCCAGTTCTGATGTTTTTTCCCCGGCCGCGATTCCCTCAGCCAAGGTTTTGGTAAGCTTTTCGAGCGTGGTATTACCGACGCTTTCGGCAAAATCACTGCTTCTTTTCTCAATAAACTTTCTGATACGCTTAATGTCTGTCCTGAATTCCTCCTGCGGGGCAATTGTATTCAATGATTCCATTCCCGCGTCTTTCAAAAACTCCTCAATGAATGGAATGATAAAACCTAAGGTCAGCCCAAACTCTTTTTCTTTATTGAAGATACTTCCTATTTCAAATTTTTTGGATAATGCCTTGATTGATTTTTTGCTGAGAGCCGACAAAACCCTTTCTTTCTGCTTTTCGGCAAAGTCGTTCATTGATTCCTTAAGCTTGAAGCTTTTTGTGTCAATGGTCTTATTGACCGCTTCCCAATACATCTTTCTTATTTCCCGGTCGCTAATCAGGGGCTTTTTCATTCCTTTGCTTTTTCCTGATTTCTTTTTTTCCGTATCTATCAGTCTTCTTGAAACGTACTCCAATAATTCCATTTTCTGCTTAAGCATGAATTTTCCCTTAAAATCGAATCTTTCCGGTTCTCTTGACTTGAGGATAATCTTTTCGTTCCTGTCGCTGTCTGCCAAAATAGCCTTCATCATTTTTTTCTGCTGTTCAATCGGAAGCCCCCCCATGGCAACATTCATTAATGGCATGTAAAAACTGTACCCTCCCTTGACCGGAGGAAGGTTTTCCCTCTGCCTTATCTCGTTTATCAGCAACCAGTTGTTTTTAATTCCGTTTTCGTATTCCTTGAGTTGCATTTCCCTGTTGGCCGGAGTCGGGTCAGGGTATGAATAGAATATATTTTCCCCGAAATCGATATAAGTCATTTCCTCGTTCAGCTTCTCGACGATCGCATTCATCTCCGGCACGATCGTTTCGGAAAGATAAACGTACATTCCTGTTTCGGCATTGGCCCTGTTTACGTCTTCGGTTATCCCAAGAACAGATTTTGGAGTTTTAAGCGCAATCAAAATATCGTCCCGAGTCATCTTGATCCCCTCGATATAATCCATGTCTTTCTGCGTTATGGATATCTGCTCATATTTCAATCCGCTTCCCAAGAATCCGATTTTCGAACTGTTCTTTATTCCGCCATGCTTTTTAATCCATCTCTTTCTCAAGTCGTGTTCTTGTTTTTTTGTTATCGCTCTTTCGCTCGTTATTATCGCATCGGGCCTGGCGCTGTTAATGAAAAAGTCCCTCTGATATCTGGTGGCGTATTCCTCGGTTTGCGCCCTTATTCTTGTCGGCATCAGAGCCGAGATTCCCTCATAAACATTAAACGGATTCGGATAATCCTTAATGTGTATTATTTCTTCCGGCTCGAACATTACAAATGTGCCATTGTCTTTAAGGAACTTGTATCCTCCGATCACTTTGGCCGGGTCCACCATTATTGTCATTCTGTCCGGTCGAAGATTCCACAGCTCCACCGGCCGCCCGCTTGCATTTTTTACCTTGTATATAAACGCATCCCCAGCCGTTTTTTTATTGATTACCGTAGTCATCAGAAATTCATTCTTGGTTTGCAACTTGTTCGGCCTGTATATCAGGTCCAACGCCGGATGCGACGATATCTGCTTCAGGTCGCCCTTGGAATTGACCACTTGCGTCAGGTTCAGGGGAATGCTGCCTATTTTTTCTCCTATCTTGGAAATGCACGCGAAAATATACAGCGATTTGCTGTATTGCTCCATGAGTCCTTCTTTTCCAATGTCTATCGGAAAAATCTTTTGCAGGATTTCAAATCCTCCAACCGATAAATTAATCCCTTTTTCTTTTTTTCCTCCCCCGAATAATTTATGATACCATGCCATTCTTTCCCACGCTCTTTTTGATGTTTAATTTTATTATTTCAATATACCACATTTTTGTTTTGTCAACAACCTTACAGCCACCCCATGTTCATTTCTCCGTTTTCTACATAGGTATAAACCGCATACCTTACTGCATCCATGAAGTGGTCGTTATGCTTCACCGGTTCGTCAGTCTTTTTTCCGTCCTTGCCGGTCTTCCAGGAATATGATCTTGCCTCCTTGGCTCCGTTAACCGAATCTTTAGTGATAAAGAACTTTCTCCTTTTAATCGAATCTATTCCTATCGAAACGCTTTTGCTCGCTCCCTCTACCACGAACCCGGCGTCTTGGAGTTCCTGTATTCTCTGCGGCTCGGCGCTGTCGCAATAAATCAGCGACTCCATGCTCATCATTCTGGCTCGCTTCCTTTCG